AAAAACTTTCACCATTTACCACAAAGAGGTGTTAAAATTTCTAATTTACCAACATCACCAATTGATTTTCATAAATTTGACTTAGTTATTGCTGATGAGGCTCACTACTTAAAAAATTCAACATCAAATAGAACAAAAATATTTAATGATTTTGCATTAAGGATACCAACTAGATGGTTTTTAACGGGGACACCAATTACCAATAAACCTATTGATTTTTATAATTTATTATATCTATGTGAATCACCGATTGCCACAAATTGGATGTTTTATGTAAGAAGGTATTGTGCTGGAAAACAATTTAACAGAAAGGGTACCAAACAAAAATATTGGGTAACTTCTGGGGCATCTAATTTAGATGAATTAAGAGATTATTCTTCAGATTGTATATTGAGAAGAACAAAAAAGGATTCAATCGATTTACCACAAAAAACAATTAAACCAGTTTATCTTCCGATAGAACAATGTACAAACTATAATACATATATGGCGGAATATGAAGCCTGGGTTGAGGAGATGTTAGCTATTGGCGAAAAACCATCTGTAACTGACCATTTAACTAAATTAATAAAAGTTAGGCAATTACTTTCAAATGATAAAATATCACACACAATTAGCTTAGCTGAAGATTTAATTGAAAACGGTCATAAGGTTATTATTTTTAGTTGTTTTACACAAACAATAAACTCAATTCATGAACACTTTGGTAAAGCATCCGTATTAATTGATGGTTCCGTTTCAAAAGAAAAAAGACAATTGGCTGTCGATAGATTTCAATCCGATGATAAGATAAAAGTTTTTTGTGGCAATATTGTTGCTGCTGGCGTTGGGTTAACACTAACTGAAGGTACCATTGTGATTTTTAATGACTTGGATTGGACGCCAGCTAATCACGCACAAGCGGAAGATAGGGCGCATAGGATTGGTCAAGTAAATGATGTGCACATTATATATCCATTATTCGATGAAACTTTGGATATTATTATGTTCAATACATTAAGAAGAAAAATGAAAATAATCAGCCAGGTTATGGGTGATTCAATTAGTGATAATGACTTATCCGTTGGACAAGAAGTTATTAAAGACTTAATGAAACATTAAAAATGAATATTGTACATCGGATCTTTGAGCACCGATGTCACCCTCACCTTTGGGCGCTATCATAACGTTATACTGTAATGGTTCACCTTCTGGTGTATTCAGCAATTCGTCATAAGTTAATATTGTCGTTGGATCAACACCATATTTTAAACCAAATCTACTTTTTAACATTTCTGGGCCACTTTCATTTTTATAAATTGGTTTACCTTTGTCATCAACTAGATAATTTCTATTTTTTTCGTCTTTAACAAAAACATCGTCAAATAATTCTTTTGGTACTATTTCGGCTTTTTTAACTTTACCAAAATCTTTAACTTTACCCGTTTCTCTTTTATTTGCATCCATTGAAAAATTAACAACCATATCTGGATCATTTAAATTAACAATGTCACCCATTTTAGTATAAGCGTATGAATTAATATTGTAACCATCAGCTCTAAGTTCTTTGGTTATACTTAAAGCAATATCAAAATATTTTTTAGCAAAAAAATCACCAGCGTCATTCCACCTGAATTCGATACTCGAATCTTGGTTTTTTACCGCGATCATTTCAAGTTCGTTTTTTAATAGTTTTTTAAATCTTTCTGGGTAGTTAAGCAAAAGATTTAATATTCTGGTTTGATTAACAAAAACATCTGGGTATATAACATAACTACCCTTTCTAGCGTAACATATTACAGCACAAGTTCCAGCCCCAGGGCAAGTATTAACAAAATAAAATTGAGAATTTTCAATATCATAAACCAAACCACGTAACGCTGGAATACCAATATTTACCGAAATAAAAGTATCTCCACTTGATTTCTCCATTTTTGCATTCACACTAATAAGTTTGTTTGGCATTGCGGTTATGTTTTTAATAAACACTTCAATGTCAATTTCACCAGAGGCTTTTTTGGGTATTCTTTTATTGTGTATGTACGGTTTATCTAAACCAAGTTTTTCTCTATCTTTTGGTTTTTTTTCGTAATTATCCAAGACATTATTCAGGTATTCAACTAAAGCCGCACCAGTTATACATTTTTTGCTTACATCAGAAAAATCATTTTCCCAGTCAATTTCATTAAGCTCACTTTCAGTTATCATTTCACCAGATAACATTTTAATTCTGGTTATTTCCTCAAATAATAATACATCTTTATTTTTATTCATTGTCTTAGATATTTATAATAAATATCATTACCATGCAGATAAATCTAGAAGAAAAACAAAAGATATTTAAACAAGTTAGACATAGGTTAGGCGCTCCAATCAGAAAAATACAGTTAGAAGAGGAGCAAATGGACAGTTTATTAGAAATTGCAACCGAGGATTATATTGAATTTATACAGAATTATATAATCGAACACCAATGGCCAGCTTTAATTGGTTTAAATGTATCTGAAGCTGATTTAACAAGAGCTTTTATAACCAGAGGTCAAGATTTTATCACACAGTACACCTATTCCTACTCAAAAATAGTTGGACTTGGTGCTGGTGAGGGTGGGTTTGTATTAAAAAAAGATTATATTGAGTTGATTAAAGGTGTTCAAATGTATGAAATACCAGCAAATAGAGAAATTAATGAAGTTTTATGGTTTACTCCAGCAACAATTGATCAAGCTGTGATTGACCCATTTATCGGTGTGTGGAGCAACGCTTTTGGTGGTGAATATATTGGTTTGGGTAGTTACTATATTTTACCAGCTTTTGATATTTTAATGAGAGCTTCGGATAGAAATTTAAAAAACAGAATTGTTAGATCGGATTTAACTTATAAAATTACAAGCGCACCAGATGGTAAAAAATTTCTTCATCTAATGAACACACCTGGTGATCGATATGATTTTAGAAGCACTTTATTTGACCAGGGTAAAGTATGGTATTGGTATTACGATATTAACCCACAAGATAAAGATGCTTGCTTCAGGGCCAACAAAGATATAATTAAGTCACCAATGGATGTCCCATTAGACAATATGTCTTTTGATGATTTAAATGAACCGTCAAAAATATGGGTTAGACGTTATTTTACTGCTTTATGTAAAGAAACTCTTGGTCGCGTTAGAGGTACATTTGGTGGTAAAATACCAGTTCCAGATGCACAAATGGAAATTGAATATCAATCATTATTAACGGAAGGTAAAGACGAAATGACAACCCTTAAAACAGAATTAAGCGCTATGTTGGCTAAATTAAGTCCTCTTGAAATACTTAAAAGAGTTTCTGAAGAATCAACTTATGTTAATACAGCATTAAAATTTAGGGCATTCCCTAGACCAATTAAAGTAATATAATATGGGAAATATAACAAAAATTGATTTAACTAGACAATCAAAATTAAACGAATTAACACTATCTGAAATTGAAGAATTACTTGAAGATGGTGAAACCATTCTATATAAAAGAAGTGACGGATCACTTGGTATGGCAACTAAAACTGGTGGCGTCACCGATGATATAAATCCTGGTGGTGATGTAATAAAAAATCTACCTATACCACCGTTACCTACCGTACACCCAGGGTATGCTGAAGGATATGCGTTGTGTGTAGTTAGAGATGGTTTTAATTTTAAATTAGTTTGGGCATTAGTTGAAACACTAGCAGAGTATAACGAATTTTAATATGGGCAATGTATCAAGATTATTTTTTACAGAACAAGCAAAAATATCACAATTAAATTATGGTGATTTAGCGGCTATTTTAGCTGATGGTGAAACCACAATTTATATTGATATGGATGGTGTTTTAAAAATTGCAACTAAAAATGGCCCAAGTATAACAGAGAACAATGCCGCTGGGGATATTATACAATCATTGTTCGTCCCAGAAAGACCCACAACATTTCCAAGCCCTAGTACGGGTTATGCTTTATTGGCGGTTAGAAAAAACGATGGGTTTAAGTTAGTTTGGGGTGGTGTTGATACACTTGGTAATTATAATGTTATTAGCGGCGCGACAACATATACTGTATATGTTACAAGACCGACATTTCAAATATATGATGTGGCAACTCCAGGTAATTATGATTTTAATGGTATGATTGCAATTGTAACAAGTGGTGATGGGGCTTTCGTTGCTAAAAAATATAGTATAGATAACGGGGTAACTTATGGTGATTTTGATTTTGATAACTACCACGAAATAAGTAATATTGGTGATGTGTCAACGACAAATTATGATCTTAAAATAGCGGATAATTACAGTGTTTTATATAGTGAAGCATTAACAATGTTGGGCGCTGATTATGATATTGAAATAGTCACAGGCGGTCTATTTGAACCAACATATTTAACACACATAACATTTAAAGAAAATGACCCAAGCACATCAAATCCAGATTATGATGTGACAGTTGTTGTAGATGATGAAGATACATTTTTGCCAGGTTTATATAGGTACACAATATATGTTAATGGTGTGTTAATGCATGATATAGAAACAACAGATAAAACAATAACAGTACCAATTGTCGGTGGACTTGTTGGAGATTGTACAACAATTGTTGAAAGAAAACATGGTGGTTATTTAAAAATAGGTAATATAACAAATTATTTAGGTTCATTTGTCCCAGGTAATAATTTTACTTGGTCTGCTGATAATGGAAATAATTTTGTTATTCCATCCACAGCATATGGTGGAACTGAAATTTTTGTTAAAGATAATACAACGTCACCACAAGAGTTATTCGTTTATTATAGCGCCAATGATATCGGTACCCCATCAACTCTTTTTGCAAAAAGAGGTTCAACTGATGAAATATACCAAACCACACAAACTATCTCACAAAACACAATGACATCAACACCAACTAATTCTTTAATAGTTAGTGGAACAACAGGTATGACAAATGATGTTTTATTTGACACCCCATTTACACCTGGCTTTTCATATTTTGCACCTAGAATAATAACTAATGTTAACCCGATATGGGTTAACAGTTCAACACCACCATACCTTCCTGTTGATTTAGCTTTTCAGGGCACTTTATTAACAAACACATATGCTGGCTCACTATTAAACTCAAAATTAACGATGTCCGTTTACGATATAAGTGGTAATTTAATATGGGAAGAAGATGGTGTGTACGCTGGTTATAGTGTACTTAAAGGAGAAATGTATGATTTTTTATTAGAAGATTTTAAATTAACCATTTTACCTTATTATAATCAAGTTGTTAGAATAAGATTTAAATGGGTTGATGATACAACGTCACCAGTTGATATATTTTTATCAGAATTAAAATACGTTAAATTTATCTAATATTATATGTACAAAACTGAACTAGAAAAAGGTACTTATTATGATTTTGTTTTAACAAATGATTGTAGATCATTTAA